TGGCTTGAATGCGCTGATACTCATACTCTTCCTGCATGTGGTCGAACATATTGCATGTGTGCCGCGCCACAGTAGTAGGACGCGCAAACGCTTCCTTGCCCAGAAGCAACCATGCTTCACCTACGCCCTGCCATATGTTGTGTACGCCACCAATTCCAAGCACAACATCTTCCTCAAAAAGTGTGTAGCCTCTAATATCTTTATGCTCAACTAACGCTTTGCGGCCATCCTCAGAAAGATCAAACATCAGCTTAATATGCTGAACATGCTCTTGTGCAAACGGCAAAAATCTAAGCATCAAACGTATTTGACCTTCTCATAATCGCAAGAATGGTCATAGGCAATGGCTGAGATTGCTGCACTACCACTCGCGCATCATTGTCGTAACCTGATGGAAACGAAATTTCTTTATCGCCTGTAAACATAGGCACCGCCACATCCATAGCCATGCTGCTATCACGAAATGGTATGCGGTCAAGATTGTTTGTATCTGGGCCAACCTCTGCGCCTACACTGTTAAGAAAGCGTGCAGTTACGCCATGAATGCGCTTGATCTTGCCTTGGGAGACACCATCATCTCCTCCGCCTTCTAGTCGCAGTGTTTCTACTAATGAGCTGTAGCTGTACCCGATATGAACCTTACCTGCACTGCGATCTAAGGTGATCTTGCCATTAGTAACCGTCTTGTCAGCGTGCGCAGACCCATCAGCAAGAATCTGTACTGTTTCTCCCTCAAGATGGTTAAGGCCACTAATAGATGTTGTGTCAGATCCGCTGTACGTCAAACCGCTATCAAGAAAAAACGCATCTTCAATGTTTGTGCCAAAGTCGATGGTCTTGAGAAAGCAAATGTGGCGCACTGTACTGCCGTTGATGGTTCTTTTGACAGACACATACACCTGATCCTCTGCGCCACTGGGGATGGCTGTGATGCTCTCTACTACGCCACTGTCACCTAACGGATGCTGGTGCCAGCCTACAGCGCCATTAGCCCGGTCATAAGTCAACCCTACTAGGGTGCCGTCACTGTGAACAAACCATAAGATAAGTTCTGGCTCTTGCTGCCAAACCATGTCAGTGAGTCCACCACTGGCTACATGCTCTGCCAGAATGGTCAGATCCACACCCAACAAACCATCTGTATCCAAATCAAAGGTAATTTCTTTGACCCGCTCACCGCCCTTCTGGATAAGAATGGTGCTGTTTCCAGCACGCACAGGACGGATATCTGATGAGCCAAAGGTTGTCTCACGCAGCACGTTGACGTTTGTCGGAGTCACAGGCTCTGCGCCAGTACCGCCTGACAGCGTAAACTCAGAGCTTGTAGTAAGGATTTGCAAGAACCGTGCAGGTAGCAAGTGCTTGATAACATTTACTCTATCTGACGCAATAGTGATATTGATGGCGTCATCATCGTTGATGCCGGGTGTATGATTTTCAAAGTCAGCACTCTTGGAGCCAAAGATGGTTTGTGGCTGACCGGTAGTGCCAGCGAAATACAGCCGCTCTTCATAGAAGCCAATAGCTTTGGGAAACTTTTGATCCCCGCCAAACGCACCCAAAGACCAGCGAATGTTGGCATTGCTTGAACCCACAGCACTGTCAGGCAAACGCGAGTTGCCAAACTGATCTTCCTGCACATCTGCCGTAACAACAGTCGAGCTTGTAAAGCCTGTTATCTTTACATTGCCATGCTCATTATGCAGATACTGCCAATCAATACTGCCATAGGTTTCTGTTCCTGTGAGATGAACAGGCGGCGTGTTGTTTGATGTCTGTGTACTGCCGGTGACTTGCTTGTAAACATGCCCAGCGTTTCGTACCGTAACATTGTTTGCGTAACTTGTGCTTGCCGCCCACGCATCATGTTCGATCTCAAGTATCTCACGAAACCTAATCAATCGCCCAACATCAGCACTTTCAAACAAAGCTGCCGACGCCGTGATTGTTATACCAGTTCCAGTTGCCGCAGAGGCAAATAATGTTGTCGTTGTTGTGTTTTCATCTAAATATGGGCCATCAATAAAATCTATGTCTGCAAGTGTAAAGCTGGTAGATGTAGTGCGCGTCAGCTTGGCTGGCTCATGATCTTTGTGCGCAATAAACAGCACATCAGCAGACTGCACATGATTTAACTGAAAAATTTCTGTGACCGAATAGGTAGTAGTCACTTCAACAATCTTACCAACAGTGCCGCCGCTGCTATAGGTGTCAAAGCCTGTGCCGTTGATGCCAGACAACTCAAAGGTATTTGTGGTCTTGTTAGCTACCGTAAACTCACGATTGTTAAGCTGCGTCATGCCAGTGACATTGCCAATAAACACTCTGTCACCGTTGCTAAGACCGTGTGATGCCGCTGTCACAACCACTGGGTTAGCCTTGGTAGCCGCTGTGATGTTTGTAGTGGCCTCTGTGAGAATGCCGCCATCTTTAAAGAAGCGGATGTAGTTAGCGCCAAACTCAAGCACATACGCTTGTTCGTCGCTAAACTCAAAGTTGACTAGTCTGACTTTGCCGCCATCTTTTGATGTGCCAGCAAAAAAAGAACCGGGACGGCGTGTGATGCCGCCCTGCGGAAAACTCACCATGTTGGTCAATTCTTTTGCCGCCTCGTTATATTTTTGTAGGTCTATGCGACCTTCAAGACGGGGCGAAAACTCTCCGGCGCGAAAGTTTGTTATAATAGTAGAAACACGCGCCATATCAGAACCTGACGTTTAAGAAATCATCTGCCTGTATTTGATCTGGGTAGCCTTCCATAGCATCCATGGCACGCGCTTCTTTTAAACGTGCCTCATACAGCCCTAGAATGCCTTGTGAGAGGCTGTTGCTACCAGTGATAGCATATGCAGTCTCTCCCGCAAGACGATGCGCTATGGCGCTTGAAAGAAGCGTATCAAACTGCTCTGTGTCTGTGATGCGTGCAACGTATGTAATTTTACAGGTGCTTTCGTTGCTAAGAACCCTGCGACCCTCAACTTTGAACATCACGTTACTGTCATATGCAGCCAACTCGTTATTTACGTTTGTGTTCCAAAACGACAGAACCCGCAGACAGTATGGATCTGTGGGCAGAGTAAACTGATGATTAAAGCCAAAGGCGGGGGCATCACTATCTTTGGCCAGTTCTTTGCGTGTGATTGCACAGTTCCAAGGATGCGCACGCAGCACATGGTCCCTAACAGTTTCAAAGCGCCTGTTACACAGACGCGCTTCTTTGGAGTTTTCGGTGAGTGATGTAATGGTCGCTGCACCCAGCAGATCCATGGCTTCGTTACAAATATCAACGACAGACGGCATCGCACACCCCTTAATGGAAAGAAGGGGCGGCGAACCGCCCCCTCAATGTTAGTTCACGACGTACTCAACGATGAACGCCATATCACCACCGGTGCCACCTGTAGCATTGAAGGTGGCAGCAATGTAGTAGGTGCCGCCCGGATCAGAAGACTGACCGGCAAGTTCCCATACCTGCTGTCCTGTGGTGTTAAGGTTAGCCGCTTCATAGCGTAGTTCCGCAAGGCCAGCCCCATCAGCCACAGATGTAGCCAGAGCATCCTCATCAACAACCGCACCTGCGTCGGTGTAGAAACCAACATTGAAGGTGCAAGAGCCACCAAGGGCATCAGAACCTACACGGACGGACATCAGAGTTGCATGGGTTGGCACTGGTGCCAGCATAACGATATCATCGTCGGTGCTGTCGCCAGCGGCAAGAGCAACATTGCCTTGAGCCACACGGACAACGCCGCCCAACTCTTGTGCATTGTTAGCGACCTGCGGGAGAGCCTCAAGATTGGCAATGAGGTCTGAGTTTTTAGTAGTCATAACCTATCTCTCCTCTTAGTCAGGGGTTTCGTCACAGAAGATCTGAACAACTTTGTCTTCTTCCATGCGCACCGCTCCGATGCTCATGCAGTAGTAGACCTGAGTTGCGTAACCCTTGTCGGCGCGTTCATCAATGCGTGCGCTGATGTCTTTGCCAACACCAAGAGTCAGACCATCTTCTGCCCATGCGAAGCATGTACGAATGTCGTTTGAATCGACGGACAGACGGTTGGACATGATGAATTGGAAGCCCATAAAGGTATTCAACTCACCTTGTACGAGAGCCTTCACAGTGTTGAAGTCGCTGCTGGTGACTGTTGTGTCGCCAAGAAGATCCTCAATCTGCTTTGGGCCTACTGCAATGTAACGCGGGATAGACGGATCAACATCGTTGAGATCCATCTTACGCTTTGCTTCACGCAGCTTGGCAAGGGTCAGACCATCGTTGGACGATGAAGAGCCTACCGAGTTGTTAGTGGCATCAAGCGTTGCGCTACCAGAACCAGTCTCGCCAGTGTTGGCAGTGCCGGTTGCAGCAGTGATGATGACATCATCCATCGCACGACCCATTGCTGCGGCAGCAGCGCGTGCATAGGAAGAGGTCGGGTCGATGAGCATACGCACCTTGTCCTGATCGTCGACGAGATCTGCGTACTCATAGTCCGCAAGGCTCAGACGACGCCTGTCATGGGGTGTGTCCATCTGGGGGGTATCGGCATGACGACTGGTGCGCAGGGCAGCAGTAGCCGATCCGATCTGGTCGATGAAGGCATTTTTACCAACAACATTCTCAACGCGAACCGCATCACGCAGACGAGAACCCATCTGCTGTGAAAGCATCTGCACGTTTGCAGAGTACTGTTGCACAAATGCCGTAGTGACTTGTGTAGACATTAGCCTACCTCCTAACTACAGTTACATTTTGGCGATTTGCGGTGTGCTACCCTTGCGGACACT